ACCCGTGGTGTTAGCAGTTAAAGAGGCGTAGCCGACTGCTATGTTATTTGCTCCAGTGGTATTTGCCCCTAAAGCAGCGTAACCAACAGCAGTATTTGCATTGGCAGTAGTGTTTGCATCCAAAGCATAAGCACCAAAGGCTGCATTTGAATCCCCTGTGGTGTTTGATAACAGTGCTTGTCTACCTAGTGCTGTATTACTAGCTCCTGTAGTGTTAATTTCTAAAGCCTTGTATCCAACGGCTACGTTGTCATCTGCTGTAGTATTCGCTTCTAACGCTGAATAACCAAGCGCAGTATTATTAGAACCTGTAGTGTTATCCTCTAATGATTTATAACCCACAGCGACATTGGCATCCCCAGTCGTGATAGCCGTACCAGCCTCATCACCAACAACAGTATTATAGTTACCACCACTTGCAATGCTGTTACCTGCGTTGACACCTGCTCTGAAGTTACTTGTCCCTGCTGAAGCCGTGATGATGTCTGCACCGTCTGCAAAGGTTACGTCTGCGGCAAACGTAGCCGCATCAACTGAAAGATTACCTGCTACAAGATCCGCCGCTTGTACGGCATCAATAACTGCTTGAATCTGAGCCGTTGTATCTGTCAATATACCCATTTTTAGCTCCTCACATAAAGTTGTGTAGCATCAGATGCCTTCAACAGCCCGTCACTAGCACTTAATGTTTCAAATACTACGGATAATTCAATTGAATCACTACTTTGGAATCCAACCGTAGCCGATAATGCCTCTCCGTTCTGAGACGTTTGCTGGAAAGACACAACAGCCAATTTAAATTGATCCGCACCCCCAACGTCCAATGCTCCTCGCTGCACTTGGAACAGTTCAATGGACTTGTTCCCCGCCGCATTGTGTATAAACTCAAATGCAGCTTGAGAATTAAACACAAATTCGGTCGTTATATCAATAGATTGTATACCTTCCACGTCCAAGAATTCCCGGAAAGAAGGAACCCCAATCTTATTGGATATATCAATCGGCCCATTGTTCAATGTTTCGGAATGAGATGTTTGACCGCCAATGGATTCCCAGTGTCCGGTATCCGTATTCAGGACCCGGAGAAATACATCTGTACCAGATAATACACCTGACGTTGCCATAAGCTAACTCCTATGGCCAAGTAATTGTGCCCGAACTTTGGAGCGTGATACTGTTCGATAGCTTATCCCCATCCGGTGATGTTTCACCGAAACTGGAAATGGCCGCTGCAAAGTCCAAGTTACCCAACGCCCCTATGATAATCCGGTAAAGAGCAATGGTCTTGGTCCCGGCATACCCACGTAACAGGACATATTTCGAGTCCGTGTTATACGTGATATCCATCGTCAAATCAATAGATTGTATACCTTCCGTATCCATGATTTCCCGAAATGACGCCGAACTCTTGTTCGTGATGTCAATCGAGTTATTGTTCAAAGTAATCGAGTGTTGGTTCTGACCACCGATTATCGTATACGTTCCTGCGGCTGGGGAATCTTCAATAGCCACATATACGTCTGTACCATTTAATGCACCTGCTGTTGCCATGATTTATATCCTCGTAACTATCGATCTACGTAACTAGTATAGGTAACGGATACATCTAACTGCCAGAACCCGCCTACTATTCTACCCTGATTTATTGACGTACTTTGAATGATAACATCTTCAAAATCCGTAAATGTTGTACCGTGTGTTAATGTCGCAGCAATTGTATCCGCAATATCCAATAGCGTTTTAGCCATACCCCCAACAACTGAATCAAACAAGGATATCTGCATAATTCCTTCATTCACGTCCATTGAAACTGTTGCACCCTTCATACCCGAAACAACCGGTAAAGGGATCATAGAAAGTACGGCCCATTGCCCGTCATCCGGAGGCGTGAAATTATCATTATCCTGCACAACGGTTATCCCCAAGGAGAGATCGTCTACTGCCTTGGCAAATGTATGCAAAATTTTGTAAAACGATGACATTAAAACTGAACCTGTTGATGTTTAATTGACTTTCGAACAAGTATCTCACGAAAACGAGCTACATTTTTCCTCACCATGCCCTCTGGAGCTTGCCGACTGAACCCATCCACTGTCCGGATTTCATACTCACCTGTATTTAAGTTTCGTGTGCCTCGTTCAACACCTTTGGGATACCCACCAAATTCAACGATATTGATATAGTCCGAATTATTGGTTAAGAACCAGGATCGTTTCATCAGCACCTTAAATGATTTTGGTATTTGTAAAGACGAACGTAAACGCCCTGGCATGGGCCTATTTAACTGCTTAGTGGCCGGTGCATCAGGGGTGACTTGCCATTCACCCTTTAATGTTCCTTGATGTTTACCGTCAAAATCACCCTCTGGTGTATCCTCAATGATAGATCCATAGAGTTCTTCTAAAACATCATGCGTAATGGCTGCTGCCATCTTTTTCGAACGTGCATCAGTCTTACGCATGATGTCTGATAAGACACTATTTAATTGCTTCGGCGTAACTGTAGTGACGTTGACGCTTTTGACCGCCATTACTTCCTGCCCATGAGCACATAACCTATAACTTCATTGGCCATATTAATCGTTCTAATTGCAACAATAGTATGCTCGGCACTATTAATCATTAAAATATCCGTTAACACGGGGGCAAATGCATTATCCACATCCACTTTCTTGTCAGTCTGTTGAACCCGTTGTCCTTCAAATGTATCCGTATTAAACTTCGACACTATCCCAATAATATTCGTGGTTGCCGATGTTCCTCCTGTTAATGTTTGTGCCACACGATCCTTTGTGGCACCAGTGACTCGTTTTATTTGTATTGCCGCCGCATCTCCATAAGTGGTAAGTAGCTTTGTAAGACGCGCTGCTGCTTCTGTTGCATATAAACTCATGCCGTTATCGTTTCAGATCCAACAAATAAGATCTGCGGTTTTTGGCTCATGAAATCAACAAGACACCCGTGAGCCAGCATATTGGCCATTTGCCCATATTCCGTGGACAATATGCCCATCCCAAGCTCCCCCCGGTGATGCGTTATATCAAGGTCATTCTGAAGCATACTTTCGCGCTTTGCATCCGGTGTTGTAATAGCCACTAAATGAGCCGCGAGCCACAGTTGAATCCCCTCTAACTCACCCGTTGTGAATGTAGTGTCACATTTGGCATTCAAGTCACCCGTAAGTACACCCGCAGATACTACACGGGTATCAATCTGGGCATCCGTCAGCGTAGTTGGCTTGATTTCTTTAACTTCATCCGCAGTTGGTGCTGCCATTATTTGGCCTTGGCTTTCGCCTTTATCTTGGCTTTAGCTTTGGCCTTGGCTTTTGGTTTAGCTTTGGCTTTTGGTTTAGCTTTGGCTTTTGGTTTAGCTTTGGCCTTGGCTTTTGGTTTAGCTTTTGCTATCATTCTCGCCATAGTTCACCTATCAAGAACATAGGGTAGGACGCTTGTCCTACCCTTGATTTTACTTCCGCCCGGATCAAATACCGCCATGCGCAATGCCCGTCTTACTATTCCGGTCCGTCTTCAAGATCGGAGTAACGACCGCATATGTCGTGAATACTTGGTCATCCAGATTACTGGTCCGGATATGAGGCACCGTAACGATATCGGAAGCCATCACAAGTTCTACTGCACGATCAGACATTTCAATCAAAAGCGTCTTTGAAGCTGCCAACTTCTCAGCCGGTTTCACGTCAATAATTTGACTAATCTGCTTGAGCCGATCCACAAACGTTGCCGGACCGCCATGCGTCAAACTGTAATCATCCTGGAGGTAGTTCCAGAAATTATTAGCTACATACATCATGACCGAATTAGGTGCCGAAACACCACCATTCGAAAACAGATCCCCAAGACCATCCAATGTTTCCGGAACAATCTTTTCTCGATTGGTTGACAGATCCGTCCAATCCGTAATGGTATACGTTTCTCGATTGGTTAAGGTCGTATAGCCTTGGATCGTAGTATTGGTACCACTCACGGTAACCACAACCGACGTATCACCATTGAACAGAAGATCTTCCATCTTCTCGGCAACTTGCCGAACTGATTCACTCAAACCAGCAGATCGTTTGTAGCCAAAACCGATTTGACGGAATGGAATTCTCCAACTGGAATGGATAATGGGCAACGGAGTGTACACCAGCGTGAAATCCGATTGATTATTCTGTAACGCAACCGGGTTCATGCTAATTGCCGCTGATTGAAACTCATTGATCGCTTCACGACCAACCAGCTGAGTCCCAATATCTTCCGGGGAAGTGAGTCCGAACGCCCGAAGATCCGCGACACCATTTAATGATCGACGTCGAATCTGAACTAACTGATCCATAATGGACTGGTGATCCTCATGGCGAAGAGTACCAACATTATTTTGGATCGTCCGTCCGTCCTCATTATCGACCATGATGGAGCGCCAGTTCTCCTCATAGTTGAACAAATGCGCTGCCAACTGGTCGTAGCCACGTTGACCAACACCCGTAAACTGTAATTGCCCTGGGGCAATATTTTTAGGGTTGTTTTCCATTACGCTACCTCCACTTCGATTCGAACAACAGTAGTTCCGGTACTGTTATCCACAGCTTCGTTGGCATATCCTACCACCGCTTCACGTTGAGTATCGTCCGTAGCGGCATCCGTTGTCGCTATCCGTAACGTACCATCCCCATCGGACTCCAATGCCGCCCCTTCCGTAATTGCAGTAGCTGTCGCCGCAACAAGAGCGTTAACCAACATGCCAGACTGCGCATACAAACCACGAACTGACTCCCCGCTCGCGTAAGCATCCGCAATGCCTTCAGCATTGGCAACATTTTCCAAGGCAAAGATTCGCTGAGAATTTTTACCCGCATTCGCATGGACGACCCAAGTTGAAGAAGACCGTTCCAGTAGATGGCCAGGGGTAATAGCACCACCAGCCAGTTTTTCACGGACGATTTGCTGACCGTCCGCAGGACTTATCAAAATTGTATTGGGCTCGGCCATTATGCAGCATCCTCCTCGTTATAATTTGGCTGATACGTTTGCTTCATTCCTTTTGTCTCAGCCGCACCGTTATTCTGGACGAAACTCCCGTTCCCGAGACGAAGCTCATTCCCTTCTACCGGGGTACACATTGCATGCAGCTTCATAAGACGTTCCTCGCCCATATCCGCAACATCCTCTTCGGTCATTTCGCTATTTTCAACAATTTCCTTCCGGATTTCATTAAGACGCTGTTCTTCAGCATCGAGCATGTTCAGAATTTGAGGCTTCTTATTCAAAAGCTCCTCAACTTCCTCAGCTTTCTCTTTGCTGTTGATCACCATCCCCTTGGATTCCAAGAGTTCAATCGCGCTTTCAACAGTCAATTTATCGCCACTATTGGTGACGTCACCTTGATTGTCATCTTCCGGCATTTCAGCCATTGTACTATCCTCCGTACTTAGGTTGTTGTTTGCTGGCGCGTCACCGCTATCCAACTTGATAAACTCAACTTTCTTTATAACCTGAGTTACATCGTCCTCGATTGAAACAATACCATTCGAATCAACCGAAAATGACCGCTGAAAGAGCTTTCGGCCCTTTTCATAGATCACTTTCTCTCCAGACCCGTTCTCCACAACACAATCTTCTAGGAAAACGAATGGGTCATCTATTGTACGACCTTCATTCAGAAGATCGGATAACTGTCCTTTGGTAGAGAACATTGTAAAATCATTGTCTGTCAATTCTTGATTAACAACAAAGGTATCATCTTTGGCCCCCTCCCCCGTATTGTTAATCGTAAATGTTTCGTCACCCGCTGGTTTCCGGTTTAATAGGACCGCAACATGATCAAAATTCAGATTATCTGCAACCCAATCATAGTTCCGGCCATCAATTTGTCCCTTATCCGGGATTTGGTCCAGCCGCACCCCCGTGGATACGGCTATTTTCTTGCCGTTTTCAATACGGCTAATAAGTTCCTTTCCATCATCAGATTGACCGGCCACGTTTTCATCAACCCAAAGCTCATTGATTACCTTTTTCCCCTCTTTCCTAGGATTTCGAACAAACGCCCCAAAATGATGTGCATTCAGCGCCAGGGGGTGAAAAGCCGACTGATTGCTGCCATTAACCTTTGGATGATCATTGGGCGCTGGTAGGAGATCCAGTTGCGTGAACGAGTTTGCGACTTCTGCATCGGGGTAAAGCCCCTTGTTCATGACAGAATCACCGACAATAGACACCATATTTGTTACAATATGTTCACGTCCATTGACCCGTTCCTTCCAAAACTTGCCTGATGTTTTGGAATTTATTGATATATTAAGCATCGATGCTCCCATCAACCACTGTTAATTCTGGCCTACTTGTATTTTCGGTAATCTCAAGACCAAGAACTTTTTCAATTGTATCGTTTACATCCAACTGAGCCCCTGCGGGGGCAGAAAGCCCGGACATGACATGATTAAATGCCTCCCCTTCTTTCATTCGGATATCAGAAACATCCCGCTCATTCAATGCCGATGCAACAGGCCAATCAATTGTAGCGTCACTAGGGACGTCTAACATCCCCGCATTTTCAAGAATACTAAAAACACCGCCCAACCAATCCTCACAATGTAAATTTTGGCGATCACTGATTAATTGGTTATAGGATTCTTTATCCTCATTCCCGGCCAATTGCCCGGCACCTTCCCCGGTAAGAATACGTATTGGGATACCTGTCGATCCAGCTATAGCCTGTAATGCAACCCGTACCGTTCCTACAGGGTCCGCATGCTGTGTGGTTAGGACTTTTGCGCTGACCCCGGAAAGACGCATGGCATCTTTCCAGCTATTTGTAAATGCCTCTACCTCTGTGTCTAGATCCGTTTTTTCAGTATCAGTCAAACCACCTGAAAATCCGGGTTCTGTTTCGAGAGAGTATTTTCCTCGTGCATTCCGGAAATAGGCTTCCGAAGCACCCCCAATGGCCTTGTTCAAATCCACAAGACGATTCATCACCGGCTCAAGTGCTGGTATACCTTCCAGCCCCCCATCAAGAGCACCCTCTGATAAATGTATAACTCGTGTCCAATGGACTTTTCGCGATTCCGTGAGTATTGTACGCCGTTTCTCGCCCCGGTTCATAATCTGAAGATTATATTCAACCGGCTGACCAAATCTATGGGATGTTGGATCTGTCTCCCATTTATTTATTACAACCCCATCATATGCAAATGGTGCAAAGAAGACACGATCCAATCTATCTTTCGGGGCACGACCCACTGGTGTATCAATCGGATTACCATCCGGTACCCCTACAAAGAGTATCGAATAACGTCCAATACGATTAAGAATATCAGCCCGTTCCATCATCTTGAATAGGCCAACCTTGACCAATGCTCTCATTTCTGCCTCAAGAACTTGATCTTCACCAATCATATATTTAGCGCCATCACGCCAGCAACTACGCGCAACAGAGTTTACAATTCGGGCAGCAATATCTTGCCTTTGATAGACTTCAAAAAAATCTGAAAAGGTAAGATTTCGATCATACCCATATGTTGTATATACATCCCTGCCATCATCATGACTTACGCCATGTTTTGATGCCAAGAAACGACGGCTCAGCGTGGCCACATTACTCATGACCACGCCAAGATTCGTATTCAACATACTATATGTTTTATCGGAGACTATTCTCACGGTCGCCCTTGTTTTCTACATGTCTGTGTTGGCATTACCAAGTTCCAATTGCATTAAATCCTACAGGGCAAAGAGACATCATCAACGCCTCTGCTTTATTCCCGGAAGCAATGCCACGTGTTTGCATCTTGGCCTTACTTTCCATTTTATACTGCCCTTTGTCTGTTGACATCGTTGTGGGCTGCGATAATTCCATTTTCAATTGAAGATCATTCGGAATGGAGATACAATCTTCATCCGGCCATTCCTTAACGCCCATTACACGTTCATATGTCCGATGGAATTTCCGTCGAGCCGTCCACCACAGAAATGCTTTCAAATTTAAAAACATTTCTCTGTTGGTTTTGCTCTTATCCCATTTTCCACGAGGGGGTTTATCACCAACATTTATTCCTGTGGCCTGTATTTGGTTTGGCTTCCCCGCTTGGAGATTATCCACTTCCCCCCGAACACCGGCTCCAACACCAATACTATCATAATGCAGATGTTTTGCCCCATTGTCACGACAATATTGATGCGCTTCTCGTGTGTTTTCTGTCACATTCCCGGTCTTCCAATCTTTAATCTCCAGGAGAACAGGGTTATTGAAATGTGATAGTGCATTTTTATCCGGTCCTTCATCTGCGATATCGAACCCAATAACTGGTATACCCTTTGGCTCAAGCGGGAAATTGACTGCTGCATTGACCCATTTCATCGGGATGCATATCCCTTCTACTGAAGCAGTATAATCAATATCTACTTCCTGTGCCAATGTTATCGGATCCAGATCTTCCTGCTGTTTGGCATACCATTCTGGCCCTTTACGTGGGTCATCGGACCAATGGAATGTGAAAACTTTTACCTTACCACCGTGCCGTTTCTTATAAAACGGGTTTCCGGGACCATTTGCCGTACTAATATCAATTCTAGTACGTGAGTTCCCAGCCAGTGCTTTATCCACTTTTTCTGGTCGTATGAGAAATGCTGACTCGTCCACGAAATACATGGTATTCCGACCGCCCCGACCGATGTTATCGCCTGCTTCTCCGGATATTACTCCTTGATTTTCTCCATGCTCATCTTTCGCAACAATCTTCATGAAATTATCTGAATATCTTGGACGAAATTCCAGAGGGAGTGATTTGAGCATGTACCGCAGTTTTTCGAAAATGCTATCTGGATCATCCAAATCATCCACAAGTTCCTCTTTTCGTGACCCGAAAGAGGATTTCTTGCCGTCCTCAAATATCATGATACAAATAGCACAACCGGCACAGAGATTAGTGACACCAGAATCACGAGATTTATCACAAAGTAAGTTTTCGCCTACTTTATATGCTTCGTAGACGGCATCAACAAATTCTCTTTGGCGGCGGAAAAGTACAAAGGGCAGGTGTGGGTTCCCATCAACTCGCGGATCATAAGTCATCATCCAATCATTTATGAAATCTGCCCAATGCGTTTTGTAATACACCATGGCCGATTCCATGGCTTTAGGAGAATTACGAAGACGCATCAGACGTTGAGCGCGTTCGGCAAGAACCGCTGTTATGTCAGGAGGCCATGCAACCTCTAACTGTTCAGCCACCATTGACAAGTTCGAAATACCCCTCAACAGCTTCTTCTTCTGTTATGTCTGATTTCAAGAACAACTGCCTAGCATCTATATGAATTCCGCCTTGCCCACTTCCATCTTCATAGAACTTCGTAGATTTACTAATTTCACGAAGCGCTGCAATTGTTTCTGATGGGAAGAATTTTTTCGCAAGGAACTCTTGGCCCTGTGCCGATACCATAGGAACATCTTCTTTGCCCATTAACATAGGTAATATAGACATCCACATAGTTGCAACAAAATCTTCGGTGATATTTGTCTTGGCCCGTGTTTCCTCCAAGAGATCCCCGAGGAAAGCCGAAATCAATGGGTCCCGTAGTAGGCTGAGCCCTTGTTTGCGGGATAAACCGCATTTCTCGGCGGCTTCCATATGGTCATAGGATTGGATGTATTCAAACGCAAAATTCTTCTTCTGCGGCTCAAGATCTTCCCAACCGGTTTGGCGATGTATTTCAATCGCATCAAAAACTTTAATGGCAACGCTAGAACTCATACCATTGTGCCCAAAGTCGGACTCCAGTGAATATGATAATGGTTAGACTCGAGTATTACCACGTATGCGGAACCAAGTTTGCGGCGGATAGCCTTTGCGAGTGTTTGACGTTGATCCGCAGGAACGGTTCTTGAGCGAATATCTACACCATCCCCTCGGTAATGTCCAGAACGTTCGGCGGAATGTTTTTCACCTGTACCACTGGTAACAACCAGTTCCACGTTACGGGAAACAAATAACGGTTCAATCCAAATCAATGCTCGGAGAATAGGGGCACGGCAATTAGCAATAGATGCGTCCTTTTTAACCTTCATATTTCACGATCCAGAACCATTGGCAATAACCAGGGAGCCTGTTCCCGTAACTGATTAATGAGAGCATGTTTGACTTCGTTTGCAATTCCGGATGGGCTCTTTAACATCTGTTCATCTAACACGCGGCACCGGAACTGTAAAAGGTGAGGATTGGTCACGATTTCATCAGTCATCTCCGGTAAATTAACAGAGTAATATTTCATTCGGGACGATTCGCCCATATGATTATTGTATCATATCGAGGATACTGGTGTCAACCCCTGTTCCCGAGCATAGGACAACTGACGCAGGTTAGAAAGCTAACGACTGGACAAAGGGGCGAATTCCGTTCCCGCATCGAGTTTCCGTGGACATCACCTTCGTTCGCGCCATGCGGGTATATTGCCTGGGGCCCCCGTCCGACGGGGCCTCTGGCGCGCGCCCCTTCGTTCGCTCGTTGGCGGCGGCGGGGCTTGCGGCGGCGCGCCCCCTGTGATACAATGGAACGGATGGCGCGGCCAGCCGGAAGCGCCAAAACAGGAGAAAGACGATGACGACAAAACAAAGGGGCGACCAAACGATCACACAAAGGGGCGAAGCCCAAACGATCACACAAAGGGGCGCACACCAACGAGCGAACGAAGCGGCGGAAGCGGCACGCGACGCGGCGGCGGCGGCGGGAAACAGCGAAAGCGAGGCGGCGCGCCACGCCCAACGAGCGGACGAAGCGGCGGCACGCGCCCACGCGGCAAGCCAAAGGGCAGACGCCACCCAACGAGACGACGAAGCCGCAAGCGCCGCCGCCCACCACGCCGACGCGGACCACCAGGCCGACCAAGCCGAAAGCGCAGCAGCGGAAGCCCAACAGCAAGCCGAAGGGGCGCAGCAGCACGCCGACAACGCCCAAGCCCGAATCAACGGCCCCCACGCCAACGACGAAGGGGCGCAACGGGACCAACGACAAGCCGAAGGGGCGCAACGAGCCGCACGAGAGAGAGAGGACAGCGCCAAGCGCCACGCCGACGCCGCCGAACACCACGCCGACGCCGCCGAACGGGAAGCCGAACGGGCCGAGCACGAAGCCGCCCAATAACGACAACACGAAGGGGCGGCGGGAGCCGCCCCCAACGAGGAGACAAAGGCGACGACCAACGACACGACAAAGCCGAAACGCCCAACGACCAGAGCAAGGGGCGTCGGCGGGACCAAGCGCGAACCCGCCCCGACGAGGCAGCGCAAACGACAGGAGAAAGACAATGAACACCATCACCAGCACGACCAGCACCGCCCAAGACGCCCAAGACGCCCAAGACGCCCAAGACGCCCAAGACGCCCAAGACGCCCACGCCATCCAACGCCTCCCGGCGATCTGGAGGCCAGAGGCCCCAACCACGTGGGAAGGCGTCTGGAAAGCGCACAACCCCGCCGAGGGACGCAGCACGCATCGCGCAATGGGCGCGACGCTCGAAAGATATCGGGCTTCTTACACGCCAGCAACCAGTGCCAGTGGGCGACCCAGTCTTCACAACGGCGACGATCTGGCAACGCTTCTCAGCGGGATCAGCCCCAATGACGTCGCAAGGACCGCAATGGCAGTCCTTGGAGAGGGAGTCGGGGATCTGGTCGAGCGCTACAGCAGGCTCAACCCAGGGCAGATCCGGATGAACAGCGGCAACCGCATCCGAGCGGCAATCAAGAAGGGCCTGATCACGGTCGACGAAGTCGCAACAGCAATCGCAGCAGCCTAACGACCACACAGGGGGGCACCAAGCCCCCCGCAACCCAAGGGAGGCCAAGCGGTGGTTTGGACACTGGTTCCGGCCAAAATCCGCGAAGGCAGCCCCTCGCAATGGCACCGCAAACTGGACACCCACCCAA